GCAATGGCTTCTGGTTCTGCCTCTAAGGCAGTAACCGATTTTGTCTCCAAAGAAAGTGGTGGAACATTTGATGGCAACGTAGGCATCGGGGAGACTCCTGCTGTAAAATTACAAATAAACGCAGGAGAATCTGGTGAAGATTTGAGGTTTTCTTCTAATTCTGCTCCTACTGCTTACTATAATTCGATTCATAATGAATTTTCTGCGACTCCCGGTGCTTCTCAGATGCACTTTTATGTCAAAGTAGATAGTGGTGCGAATCAAGTTAATCATATGACTTTAAGGGATAACAAAGTTGGCATCGGTACTACAGTGCTTGACCATCAACTACAAATTAAAAAATCTGGTTCAGGGAATCAGTTTTTAAGATTAGAAACAGATGGCACGCATGGTGTTAAACCAGAAATACAATTTGATAGCGGTCTTAGTGCAACCAATCGTGTACGAAAAGCAGTAATTCAAGGCGGGTACGATAGTGCTCAAGGTGGCTCAGGTGGATATTTTCATGTTGCTACTAATAATACTAGTGAATCTTTGTTAATAGCAATGACTATTGATAGTTCTCAAAATATGACTGTTACAGGTAGTGTAACTGCTTCAGGTGGTAATAGTGGTAATTGGAATACAGCATATGGATGGGGCAATCATGCATCTGCTGGTTATGCAACATCAAGTTCTCCATGGACAACATCTGGTAGTGACATTTATTTTAACTCCGGTAATGTTGGTATCGGGTTGACATCTGGATTTAGCGAAAAATTACATGTTAATGGAAATATTTACTGTAATGATATTAATACAGCTGATATAAAAATGAGTAATGAGAGACCTAATCATCCGGGCAACGAAATAGATGGTACACACGGCACTTGGACATTTCAAGAAGGTGATCAAAATATGTTTCTAATAAATAGAAAGAGCGGCAAACGTTACAAATTAATGTTAGACGAGGTAGAATAATGATAAAACATAGAGGACAAGGTAGCTATCCATCATCTCCTGTTGATGGCCAAGTTTTTTACAATACAGCAACATCACAACTGGAAATTTTTTGTGTTGGTAATTCTCCATCCGGTGAATGGGAAATTTTAGGTGGTAAGGGACCTTTCAAATATCGTACAGTTATAACAACTGGTTATGCTCTTGGGGGTTATAAATCTGGAACTCCATGGAAAAATGTATGTAGAATGATGCATTCAACCGATACATGTACAAATTTAGGAGATATGTTATCTTATGCAGGATCATATACTTCTGGTAATTGTAGTTTGACAACGGGATGGTTATATTCATCCGATGGTAGTCATCCGGGATTTTCTTCACAAACTGTTGCAATTAATATGATAACAGAATCAAATGCAGGTTATGGTGGAGCGAGTAATATGACAACAGGACGAGGTGATTCTGCTGCAATGTTTAAAGAACATTATTTTGGATATATTGCTTCTGGTGGTAGTAATTATACAGATACACATAATTTAACTACAGGTACTATGTACTCAACTAATCAATATTCTGGTGGATTTACGTGGTCTCAAAATGATAATAGTTCTGCATTTAGTGGTGAGGTAGCAGGATATTGTTGGGATCAGAGTAATTCAAGAAAAGCTATCTTTGACACAAATACATCGGTATCAACATTTCAATGTCAAAATAGTGGGAACGGCTGGTCTAACGGCGGACAACAAAAAGGAGTCTGTTCTAAGGTTGGTAAGGCATATGCTGGAAATGAAGGATCTTATGCTGGTGGATATAATTTAAGACGATGGCAGCTGTCAAATGATACTAATATTGGTAATGTGAGTAAACCAGTAGGCAATTGTGGTGAAGAAAATTTTGATATGGGTCAAGATTGGCAATATATGATGGGATGCTATGACGGACTCCAAAATAACAGAGGTTGGAAATTTTCATATTCTACAGATTCAGGATCAGAATTAAGTGGTGGGTCTTTAAGATCGGGTCAGCCAGGAAGTTCATCAGGTCACGGGTCGTGGAAGGGTTGATATAATATTATAGCTGAGAGAAAAATAATGGAAGAACATAAAAATAGTGAAAAAACTAATTGGGATGAACATGGGCTTGTGAAATATAGTGATTTAATTAATCAATTATTAGAAGGTTCTACTAATTCTAAAAATTTACCTGAGGAAGAAAAGAAATGGATTACATTTGCACTACATCAAGATCATAGTATACCTTTCTATAAAGCAGATAGATTTGTTGGTGGTGCACAAATTACACCGTTCAATAGAATAAAACAATATCTATTAGAAGTACAAGGAAGACAGGGATTAGTTGAATATAATGAATATGAAATAGATAAAAAAGATTTAGAAATTGAACGAGATGAAGAAAGATATAGTAAGTTAGATCCAACAAGTTATGATGCTCGATTTTTAAAAATAGAGCTTGAAGAAAACTATCGAGCTTTAAAGCAATTTAAAGTTAATTTACGAGGAGTACAAAACGAAAGAAATAGTTTTTTAAGGTTAATAAGAGAATTTAATGAATCACCTATTGGTAGATATAAAGATGGCAGGTTATTAATTGATGTATTAGATGATGATGCTATATGTGAAGAGTTAGAAAAAGAGCACTGGACTTATAGAATGGCAAAACAAACTGCTTTAGATTGGATTGCATATGGAAGACCGGGTGTAGGTAATATGGATGCTGTCTTTCAAATGGATGGTGAACAGCAAGAACAAGTAATGAGTATAGCACTTGAGTTATATACAAGAAACGAAATGAGAAATAAAAGACTTCAAGATGAAGTTAGTAGAAAAATAGCAGAAGGGTTACCTGCTGGTAACCTTATCAAATTTTTAGAAATTGAAATAGATGAGCAAAGGAAATTAGAAGATGTACATAATGTACAAACTAGAGTCATTCCAGCAATTACCAAACGGGATCCAGAGGGTCGGTAGTTACGAAGGCTATAATGTAGCATTTCTAGATGATGATGTTATAGAACGGGAATATCTTGAAAATCTTCATTATGCAATATTTCCAACTGATGAAATTGCATTGGCCTATAAATTTGCATGGGTGCAACGAGAAACTATTAGTGTTAAAAAGAATGATAACCTTGGTACAGTAGATTGGCAGCTTGATGAAATATGTGAATCAATGCAAGCTAACAGAGATGTTGACCCTTTATTTTCTGAAAATGTGATTGGAGAACATGAAGAAGAGAAAAAAGTAAAAGTAAAATATGTATTGACTGAAACCGATATAGCTAATGGAATGGAATTTTTAAAAACATACAATAGGTTGGTTTTAGATCATGCATATGATAAAAGATTAAAAGAAGAACAATTACATATATCTGAAATTGAGTCTGTTTCCTGGGATCAACAACGTAAAGAAGCAGAAGCATATAATGCTGATAATACTGCAAGTACACCGTTATTAACAAAACTTGCAGAAGCAAGAGATATAACTATAGCACAAATGGTTTCAAAAGTTGATACTGCTATAGAAAATTATTATGAAAAATTGGCAGTTTTATTAGCAAAAAAACAAAAAGTAGAAGCTGAATTGAGAGCATGTACTACCCTACTTGAACTTCATGTTGTTAATGCACACCGTTTCGGTTTTTATATGAATGAAGATAGAATTACGACCGCAGGATATGATCCTGCTACTTTTGTAAATGCAAAAGTGGATTTATAATTTATTTAATGTATTAGGTTTATATTATGATTTTTTCCATCCCTATTAATGCCAAATTATCAGAACAACAATTCTACGAATTTTTTAATTTTTGTAGTGAATATAAACATTTAATTTATGATTTATATTTTACTTGTAGGATGCCTCCTTTTGTCCAAGATGCAATGGGTGATATAATTGTTGATAATCCTTATGGGCCGGTTGAAAATGCATTACATATACAAGAAGCACTTGGTATTAAAATATCTGCTACATTTAATAATATTCAAGTAAAACCCAGCCAAGCCAATCTCGATCTCTTTATAGAAAATTTTACACAATTATATGAATCCGGTGTACGTATTGCTACAATACCCCATACGCATTGGCTCGCCACAGGACAAATACAAAAAGCATTTCCAGAATTACTTGTAAAAAATACTATATTAAGAAATGTTACACGCCCAAATGAAATAGCAAAATTAGCGGAAGCAGGGTTTCATTATATTAATATAGATCGTGATTTAATGCGTGATAGGGATACTCTAATTAGAATGAAGCAAGCCGCTGATAAATATGATGTTATATTATCGCTATTAGGTAATGAAGGGTGTATAGGTAATTGTCCTATGATGGATGAACATTATCAATTCAATAATTCTAGAATGGATTTATCACAAGTAATCGTTGATGAAGAGGATGATAGCGGTAAGCATCGGGCTGGGGCAAGGCGAACAAAAGGTAGTTTTACAAGCTCCCCACAATATTTTAATGATTCTATATCAAGAGTATCTTGTCCTAAATGGGACTATGAAGATCCGTCAACCCCATTGAAAACAGCAGATATTCCTCCATGGAAAGAAGATTGGGATGAGTTATTAAATTATGTTCAAGTATTTAAAATGCACGGAAGGGAATCGGTTCCTCGTATATATGAAACTATGGATATTGTTAAAAGATATGCTAACAATGAAGAATTTTTATATGATGATTTTGAAAATTATATACGTGAAGATAATCTTGAAGGTAAACCTATAAATTTATGGCGAGAAAAAATAAAAAATTGCAAATTTGATTGTTGGGATTGTAATTATTGTGATCAAGTATATGAAGCAAAATCAAATGAACAAGCACACCCATTAGTTTTAGCAGTTACAAAAGAATTAGTCGATTCCGTTAATTATCATATAAACATACCAACTGAGGGATTATCTTCACCTAGAGTTCAAAAATTAATGTTTGGATTATCTACACATTGTAAACGATTTTTAGAAATAGGTAGTGGGTTTGGAACTGTAACAATAGCCGTTTCAGATGAATTAGAAGAAATACATTGTGTAGATAACTGGTCGGTAGATATTCAAGCTGAAACAGAAGAAAGAAAATTCCTTACAAATTATGGCGGAACGATAGCACCACCGAGCTCAATAGGTATGTCATTACCTAAAAATAGTAAAGAATTATTTTTAGAAAATATAGGCAATAAAAAGGTAATTATACATGATTCAGACATATTCTCAGTAGATATTTCAAAACTTAATAACATAGATTTGTTTTTTCATGATGGCCCGCATGATAATGATAGCGTCAGAGAAACGATTCGATATTATAAAGATTGTTTTGCTGATGTTTGCATTTTAGTTTTTGATGATGCAAATTGGGAGGGAGTAGTTTCTGGTGCAAATGAAGGAATCCGTGATTCTGGTTTAATTCCCGTGTATGATAAAAAAATGCTTAATAATGTAGAAGATTTTTCCCAATGGTGGAATGGTTTATATATAGTTGTGGTTAAGAAAGAAGATGACAATAAAAAATAATCAAGTATTACAATTTTTCCCGACCCCTGGATTAATTACTAAGTATCCTGAGACAATTGAAGAAGAATTTAAATTTATTCAAAATTTAGAATATAGAACCGGACAGGCAGGAAATGGAAATGCTCAAACAAAAGACACTTTCGTATTGAAACACAAAGAACTATCGAAAATTAAAGATTTTATTTATGAAAGTTTAAATAAATTTGCAGTAGAAATCTATAAAACTAAACAAAAACTGATAATCACACAATCATGGTGTAATAGGAATCTACCGAATACAGAACATGCGGTTCATCATCATGCAAACAGTCTTGTTAGCGGTGTGTTTTATTTTAAACAAGATACTACTATGCCGCCTATACAATTTAGTAGAGTAGATCGACATTCTTTGATGCCTAAGATAGAAGAATATAATATTTTTAATTCACAACAAGTAAGCTTTCCTATGGTAGATGGTGAATTAATTATGTTTCCATCAAATATTTGGCACGCCGTTCTTCCAAATAAAGGTAAAGACACTAGGTATAGTATGTCGTTTAATACTTTCGCTAATGAATTAGGACATAAAGAATCTTTAAGTTATTTAAATACAAATGAACTTGTATAGTATACCAAATTTCTTTAATAGTGAAGAATTAGAGCAAATAAATAATATTATAGACAATGATGAATGGTTAACGGCCACTGCTAGTCAACAATTAGACCGTAAAACGAAAATTAAGTGGATTAATAAAAGTCATAATTTATTATTTGATAAATTACTTTCTGGATCTCATGAAGCAAATAAGAATTATGATTTTAATATTACACATATTAAAGAAATATCTATATTAAAATATGATACCGGTGATTTTTATAGTAAACATATAGATATGTCTGGACATGATTCAGATAGAAAACTATCTGTAATTATACCATTATCTAATGATTATGAAGGCGGTGATACCCTTTTCTTTACAAGTAAAAATCCAATTAAAATGCCAAAAGAAGCTAATATAGCAACATTTTTTCCTTCTTATATAGTTCATGAAGTTACAGAGGTTACAAAAGGAGTGAGATATAGTTTAGTATCATGGGCAAATGGGGAATATTTTAAATGACATATAATGTAATTGATAATTTTCTTTCAAAAAAAGATTTTCATAATTTACAGGAATGTATTCTGAATAAGCCGTTTCCGTGGTATTATGTTGGATTCTTTGTTTCTAGAGAAGAACTTATTAATGATGATACAAAATATTTTCATTTTTCTCATTGTTTGTACGATGATTTTACTCCAACATCGCCTGTGGGTAATAAAGATATTTTAACTCCGTTAATAGAAATGACTAAGCCGGTTTCAATAAGAAATATGACAGCCCATTTATTTACTAGAACACCTGAATTTATTCCAAGCACATATCATGTTGATATTGGTGATATTAAAGATGAACCAAAGAAACTAGAACAATGGACTACAGCAATTCTTTATGTAAACACTAATAATGGATATACAAAATTTGAAGAAGATGGTTCAATTGTAAAAAGTGTTGCTAATAGGTATGTTGAATTTCCAGCAAGTACTAGACATTTTGGAACATCTTGTACAGATGAAAAAATTAGAATCGTTATAAACTATAATTATTATAAATGAGTATATGGAACTACATAATATATTTCCTATAGCAATAATGGAATTTAAAATTCCACTCGATACTAAAAAACTTCAAGAAGATTTAGAAAAGTATAAAAGTATAATGAAAACCCATCCTTTATTAGAAGGAGGTGGCGCTAGTACATATGGACCCTATGATAGCATATTAGAAAATGAAGAATTTTACTCATTAAATTCAGCATTTAAAATATGTATAAAAGAATATAAAGAGTTATCTGGATTGAGAGAATTAGAAATTGGTAATAGTTGGTTAAGTGTTATGAATAAAAATGTAAGTTTAAAAGAACATAGACACCAAGCAAGTATTATTAGCGGTGCATATTATCCAAAATGTCCAGTAAATTCTGTAGGATTAACTTTTAAGAATCCATTAGCACCATATATGATGTGTGAGTTGTATAGTACGGTTACAGAGTTTAATGCTGCAAAAACCATTCTTCCAGTACAGGAAGGATATTTGTTTTTGTTTCCAAGTTGGTTAGAACATGGAACAAATACAAATACTACAAACGAAAGATATGTTATAAGTTTTAATACAATACATTTTGATATGAACGGGCATGAATGATAAAAATACAGCCTTTTGGGCCCACGATAGGTAAATGGAAATTAAAAGATGATGTATTTCAGAAACTTTTACAAATAACAGATGAGCTTATTGATAATAAAGCCACACCAGTCTGTTACCATCCATTTGCACACAATATAGAAAGACAATTTGAAATACCAATTAATACATTAAAAGAAAAAGGTATATTATCAGTTTTTTTA